TCGAGTGGACAAACGAAAAACGCCGGCTAAGTGAGCTGACCCCCTGGCCGCGCAACCCGCGCCAGATAAACAAGGATCAGGCGAAGCGGTTGGCGTAGTCGTTTGACGAGTTCGGGCAGGTGGAGACAATCGCCATCGGTCCGGGCGCGGAAGTGTACAATGGGCATCAACGCCTGAACGTGCTGCTGGACAAGCACGGCGGGGATTACGAGGTGGAGGTGCGCGTGGCATCGCGGGCGCTGACGGAGAAGGAACGCGAGAAGCTGACGATTTACTTGCACAAGGGCGCGGCTGGTGAATTTGACTTCGATATTCTGGCGAATGAGTTTGAGCTTGACGATCTGCTGGATTGGGGCTTCGACCCGAAGGAGCTTGACCTCGACTTGTGGCAGAAGGATGAGCCGCCAGAAGACCCAGGCGCGCAGGTGGATAAGGCTGAGGAGTTGCGCGAGAAGTGGGGCGTTGAAAGCGGGCAGTTGTGGCAGTTGGGCGAGCATCGGCTGATATGCGGGGACTGCACGGATCGGGCGACGGTTGAGCGGGTGATGCAGGGAGAGAAGGCGCAAATATGTTTTACTTCGCCGCCATACTCCGCACAGCGAGATTATGAAATAGGCGAATTTGATTGGGATGCGTTAATGCTTGGAATGAGCGCCCGGGTTATCGAGGTGGTAGACGAAAGCGGGGCCATTCTAATCAATCTTGGTTTGGTGCATAGAGACAAGCGCGTTGTTCGTTATTGGGATAAATGGCTGGAATGGATGGATAACACAAGCTGGCCTCTATTCGATTGGTATGTGTGGGATAAGTTAAATGGGCTTATGGGTGATTGGCGCGGCAGACTTGCGCCCGCCCATGAGTGGATATTTCATTTCGCCAACAAACCACGCCCAGCCAATAAAACAGAAAAAACAAAGTACGCAGAGAATGGCGTGACACATTACAAGAAAGACAAAGTTGGACTGCGTGAGAAGAACGGAAAGATGAAAGGCTTTACACAGGCAGGGCAGGAGGTTAGCCAAACAAAGGTGGCAGATAGTGTTATTAGGTGCCAGCCTGCGCGAGGTGGGGTTGAGGGGCATCCTGCGCCGTTCTCGGTTGACTTTGCTGAGGCATTGATTAATGCTTATACGATCGGCGGCGAGGTTGTTTATGAGCCATTCTGTGGTTCTGGCACCACGATTATCGCAAGCGAACAATTGGGGCGCAAATGCCGCGCCGTCGAAATCTCACCCGCCTACTGTGCTGTGGCAATCGAGCGGTGGGTGACGATGACGGGCGGGACACCTGTATTGTTAGACAACTAAGGACTATTGAGCAATGAGTCAGGCACGCTACACCACGACACAATTTATCTCCGCGATAACCGGAAGCGGCGGCATTATCACCACCATTGCCGAGCGTGTTGGGTGTACCTGGAACACGGCGCAGCGGTGGATCAAGGAATACCCCACCGTCGCCCAGGCGTATCAGGACGAATGCGAGCGTATCAACGACATGGCGCAGTCAATCCTGATGAAGTCAATCAAGGACGGCAACACGCAAGACGCAAAGTGGTGGCTATCACGCAAGCGCAAGCAGGAATTTGGCGACGCGGTAGAAGTCAACGGCGGCGGCGAAGTTATCTTGAAAGTCGTTTACGAGAGCAAGAAGAATGGCAGTTGAGTACACCGTCAGGTTGCCAGAGCCGCACGCCAAGCAAGAGGAGTTTATCAATAGCGTTGCAAAGCGCAAGATTATCCGGGCTGGCAGGCGTGGCGGAAAAACCGTTGGCATTTCTATCTATGCGGTCAAGCGGTTTATGGATGGGCGGCGGTTACTGTATGCGGCTCCAACCGCCGAACAGGTGGGGCGCTTCTGGACAACCGTAACCCGCGCACTTGCCGAGCCGATTGAGGCGGGCGTGTTTCGCAAGAATGAGACGGAGCATATTATTGAGTTACCGGGAACGGAGCAGCGCATAAGGGCTAAAACAGCCTGGAACGCTGATACCTTGCGCGGCGATTATGCGGACGATCTTATCTTTGACGAGTGGCAGTTGATTGACGAGGATGCCTGGGACGTGGTAGGAGCGCCAATGCTGCTGGATAACAATGGGGATGCGACATTTATTTATACGCCCCCATCGCTCCATTCTCGCAGCGTATCAAAGGCGCGTGATCCACAACACGCGGCGAAGATGTTTGAAATGGCAAAGCGCGACACAACCGGGCGGTGGGCGGCGTTTCACTTTACCAGCATGGATAACCCGTATATCAGCCAATCCGCGCTGGGTGAGATTACGAAAGATATGACGAACCTATCCTACCGCATGGAGATTTTAGCGGAGGACGTGAACGAAGCGCCGGGGTCATTGTGGAAGCGTGACACTATTGAGAAATCACGCCTTGTAAAAGCGCCCGATAACCTGGCGCGGGTAGTGGTCGCCGTTGATCCATCAGCGACAAGCGAAGGCGACGAAGCAGGGATTATCACGGCGGGCATTTTAGGCGACGACTATTACACAATCGCAGATGACAGCTTGCAGGGCAGCCCGGAGATGTGGGCGCAAGCGGCGATTACAGCGTATCACAGGGCGCACGCCGATTGCATAGTGGCAGAGAAAAACAACGGCGGGGAGATGGTCGCCAGCGTCATCAAGCAGGCGGTCATCAACGCCAGAGCAACAGACAAAACGGTTGGCAATATACCTGTAAAGTTGGTATGGGCATCACGCGGCAAAGCAACCCGCGCCGAACCTGTGTCATCCATAGCGGAGCAAGGGCGAGATCATCATGTAGGCAAGTTCCCTGCCTTAGAGGATGAATTATGTTTATGGATACCAGGAGATGATAGCCCGAACCGATTAGATGCGAAAGTATGGGCTTACACAGAGCTAATGAGCGGTGTAACAGTCGAGGTCGTAACAGACCCATTTGCGGGGTGGTAACAATTAGAGGTGAGCATGGCAAGCATATTTGAAAGATTACGCAACTGGTTTTTCTCGCCGCTATTCGATAGCGTACTCATGGAACGCCTGACACAAGCGGAGCGGTTTCGCGACTATCGCTCCGGCGTACAGCGTCGGCAGCTCAAGGTACGCGCCGGCCAGCACGACGACAACGTGGTGCTGAACTACACCGGGCTGGTGATTGACCGCAGCGTTTCGATGCTATTCGGCAGGGGCGTGGAATTTGATCTGCCCGGCGATGGCGAAACGCCGGAGGATGAGTACATCGAAGCGGTTTGGAAAGCGAACAAGAAAGAAATCACCTTGCAACGGATGGCGCTGCTCGGAGCGGAGCAGGGAACGTGCTATTTGAAGATACTGCCAGACGGCATTGTTGGCATGGACAATGTAGTGTATCCGCGCCTCGTGGTGGTTGACCCGGCGCTGGTGAAGATTGACACACGCCCGGATGATATTGAGGACGTTATCCGCTACACCATCGAATACCTGACAACGGGATTAGACGGGCGCGACGAAGCGCATCGCCAGGTGATCGAGCGCGATGATGGACAAGTGGAAGTGGATGGCACGGTCAACGGCGGCGGCGTGTGGTGGATACATGATTACATCAACAGCCGCGCCACCGGAAACCTGTGGCAGGAAGTCAATAAGCAGCAATGGGAATACTCATTTGCGCCGATGATCCATTGGCAGAACCTACCCAACCCGGTTGATGTTTACGGCGTACCAGACGTGACAACGGACGTGATCGAATTGCAAGACCGCGCCAACTTCGTCGCCTCGAATATCAGCAAGCTTATCCGCTTATATGCCCACCCGCAACGCTACGGGCGCAACCTGGGCGTAATCTCAAGCATCGCCCTGGGGCCGGATGAAATGCCGAATTACAACGGCGCAGATGCGGAGATCAGGCAACTCGAAGCCCTAGGCGATTTAGCATCGTCTCAGCAATTCCTGCTTACCCTGCGCCAGTCGTTGTTCGACATCACGCAGACGGTTGATATTTCGAGCATGACTGACAAGCTAGGAGCATTGACTAACTTCGGCCTGCGCGTGCTGTACGCCGATGCGCTGGCAAAATTGGAACAGAAGCGGAGATTATACGGGGATGCGCTGCTGGACATAAACCGCCGATTGCTTACCATCAACGGGATGAACCCAGACCCAGGTGCGATTGTATGGCCGGAAGTGCTGCCCGTGAACGAGGTGGAGAAGGTGCAATCCGATACTTTTCAGTTGGAGAATAAGCTGGTCAGTCGGCAGACGTTAGCGGGTGAGTATCATCGAGATTGGACAGTTGAAACTGAGAGAATGGACGAAGAACAACAGGCCGCCAACGCCAACAGTAACAACATCGGCAGCCTGCTACTGAGGAACTTCACGAGTGGACAATAATGCCTGACCTGCTGACCATCGTTGAGCAATTCCGCGCCGCAATGGAGCGCCAGGATGAAGCCGCACTCAAGCGGCTGATTGACGTTTACGGGCGCTCCTACAAGCGCCTAGACGTGCTGGCGCAATCCCTTGCCGAGCGGATAGCCGATAGCGCCCCTACCCAGGCGCAGGTTACCCGCATGATGCAGTACAAGGCATTACAAGAACAGATGATTGAAGAATTGACTGGTATCCAGGCAATCACGCGTGACATGGTAGCAGAGCAAGGTGCGCTGAACGTGGCGATGGGGGAGCGCGACGCGGCGCGCATGGTCGGCGCGGCGCTGACGGGGGAGCCAGTGATCCTACCCGGCTTCAACCGGCTGAACCCGGAGGCAATCACGGCTCTGCTTGGTTTCCTGTCGCCGGAAGGGGAGTTATACAAGCGGATTGGAGAACTGGCGGGCTCCACCGCCGAATACGTCACCGAGAAGATGCTTGAGGGCATCACGTTAGGCTACAACCCCAGGAAGATAGCACAGGCGTTTCAGGACAGTTACGGGCGCGGGCTGACGGATGCGCTGAGGATGGTACGCACAGCGCAATTATATAGCTACCGTGAGGCTAACCGGGCGAGTTACACGGCTAACAATGATGTGGTGAAGGGCTGGCAATGGGGAGCGACGCTGGACGGGCTAACCTGTATGTCATGCGTAGCGCAGCATGGGACGATCCACAAGTTAGATGAGCGATTAAACGATCATCATGTCGGGCGTTGTGCAATGATTCCAATAACGATCCTATTCCCACCGGCAATCAGCGAAACTGGCGAGGAGTGGTTTAGCAAGCAGCCGGAGGCGATGCAGCGTCAAATGATGGGACAAGCAAAATATCAAGCATGGATTGATGGTAAATTTTCATTTGACAAACTATCCGGGGTGCATAATGATAATGTATTTGGAAATATGCGTATTGAATTAAGTCTAAAGGCTATTACGGGAGAGGAAACCGTGAATCCGTTTTCAAAAATCAGATCAATAGACCCAAATCGAATAGAAACAATTAATCCGATTACCGACAGGGACAAATATAAAGCTTTAGTGTTAGATATGTCGAAAAGTGGTTGGCGTGGTAGGGAAATTCTAGTTATCGAGAACGAGGGATCTTATCAGGCGCTAACCGGCTCACATCGGGTGTATGCGGCTAGAGAGGCGGGTATCAACGTAAAGGCGCGGATAATAAATACCACCAGATTAACGGAAGATCAAATTAATGAGTTGATTGATGCGAGAGACGATACAGACAGACTTGCTTTATTACGCTACCTAAAAGATAGTAATGGTGTAACAAAACAAGATTACGAATTGATGAAGCGAGAAATAGAAGAAAACATAAAGGAGGCTTCTGTATCCTACAAAAAAGAGGCTGCCATATATGACAAACTTATAAAAGAGCGTGAGGCGGCGGAGGCAGCATCGCAAGCATTGGAGAAAAAGCTTGCTCAGGAAGCAGCGGAAATGAAGAAGAAAGAGCGAATGTTGAGCCAAGACATGAAGGAATATGAGGCATATTTAGAAATATTAGAGCGCAAGTATAAAAACATATACGCTGAAATGTCTGATTCGGAATTAGAACTGCTAGAGAAGCTAGAGAAAAAGGCATATAAAGGATAATTAATTTTATGCTCGCGATAACAATATTTATCAAAAGCATACAAGATTAGGAGACATTTGAGCAACCACCCACTGCTATCGGATAGGGAATTTTGGATCATCGTGCGCCGTGCGCTGCTGATGATTTGTGACGCTATCGAGAAAAAGTACATCAAGAACAGCGACATGACCACTTGCGGCGTTCAGGTTCACGTTGAATGCAATCCCCCTACCCTACCGAGCGCAGAATAGTAGTTGCAATAGAATATATATTCTGGTACAATAGTTCTAACTGAATATGTATAGCGCCCCGCGCTAAACGCCGCGCCCTATACTATCAAGCTGCCGTGAAAACGCCCGCTTGTGCTTCTGAGAGATCAGGAGCATGAGCGGGCGTTTTTTTATTTACCAACTTACAGGAGAAACAGCAATGTCAGAGGAAACTACCGAGACGGTAGAGGCGAAAGAGTCGGTGCAGGACACCGCGGACCCTACGCCACAAGAAGAGCCATTTGACGCAGAGCGGGCAAAGGCTCTGATTGACAAGCTACGTGGAGAGATCAAAGACCTCAAGCCAAAAGCAAAGATGGCTGAGGAACTTTCAGAAGCTGAGAAAAAGCGCAAAGAGGCCGAGATGACCGAACTTGACCGCTTGACGAAGCAACTGGAAGAAGCACAGGCGGAATTGAAGCGGTCTAAGCTAGAAGTACTCAAGCAAGCCGCCGCCGCGAAACACAGCCTGCCCGCTGAACTGGCAACCCGTCTGCAAGGCGAAACCGCCGAAGAATTGGACGAGGATGCTGCAAAGCTGGCAAAGCTGATACCCAAGACACCCGCCCCGCGAGTTGGCCCAACCAACCCAGGCGGCCAATCCGGGGAAACAGAAACCTACGAGGCGAAGCGCAAGCGACTCCTCGGATAACAGGAGATAGACAATGCCACAGAATAACACCTATGCTGACATCTCCAGTATTGCGCCCAACATTCAGGACGATGCAATTTTTATCGTCCGTGAAGCTGGCGTAATGCAGGGACTTGTCACGGTATTTCGTGACGCAACCGGGCTAAATCCCCGCGTTGGTTACAAGTACAACGCAGGCACGGCGCAGATCATCGGTGAAGCCGACGACCTGACCAGCCGCGCCTTCACCCCCTCCGCCGATCAAACGCTGACCCCGGCTGAAATCGGCCTCCAATTCTTCGTGACCGACAGCCGCGCTGAGAGCGACGCACCGGAGAATATCATTACCGACGCAGGCCGCGAGTTGGGCTTTGCCGCTCTCGACCTCGTTGAATCGCATTTGATTGGCGACATGGCCTCTCTGTCTGGCGGCTCCATCGGCGCATCCGGCACAGCAATCACCTGGGGATACGTCTCGGCTGCAATCGCCCAGGCGCGCTACGTCAACAAGTCAATCAGCATTCCCCTGGCTTGCGTGATCCACGGCTATCAGGCTGCGGTGCTGGCGAAGTCGGCAAGCATCGCTGGCGCTACTACCGTCTCGGCTACCGGCGTAGCCGATCAGGTCACCCGGCAAGGGCTCTCCCAGGCATTTGTATTTATGGGCGTTCCCATCTACCAGGTGTTTGGCGGGCTGAGTGGCACGGACTTTCACGGCGGCGTATTCCCACGCCTTGCCCTGGCGATTGACTGGCGGCGTGGTGTGCGTGTTGAGCCTCAGCGTGACGCTTCCCGGCGTGGTACTGAGTTCAATATGTCCGCTGTGTACGCTCACGGCGTTTGGCGGCCAGATCGCGGTATCGAGATGTACTTCGATGCCACCGCACCCACGAGCTAAGAGGAGCATAGACAATGGCTGACCAATTTGACATTCATGTTGTAACCGCCCCGGTTGTACTGACCGGCGCGACTGAAATTCCGCTGATCCACTTTGAGACCGGCGGCGGCGGGGCGACTGTTCTCTCCGCCGACTTTATCAATGCTGGGACCGCCGTCGGCGGCATGCTGGTAACGATGACTGACGCTGGCACGCCTGCAATCAACGGCACGATTGGCGCGTTTGCCGGAACGATCACCGCATCCGCGACTGTCCCCGCGCCCCTGACCATCTCCGACGCTTACGTGGCGGCTGGGGAATGGATCGGATACGACCAGACTTCCGGTACTGTACCGGCTGGCTCGTTTATCACGCTTTCCTACATCATGGGGAAGTAGCAACCTGTGAGTAACGGGGGCGGTGTACCTTATCGGTATCCTCCTTCACCGCCCCCGTTCTCGAAACCTGAAAGGAGCAGGAGTTGAGAATACTATGGCACTCGAACAGCCCCTGGGCTGCTACTGGATACGGTTGTCAGACACGGCTCTTTACCAACCGAATACGCGATTTGGGGCATGAGATAACCATGTCCGCGTTCTACGGGCTGGAAGGCGGCATCCTGGAATGGAACGGGATGCGCGTACTCCCCCGCGGCGGCGAACCCTACGGCGGAGACATTCTGCCCCGCCATTACGAAGCAACACAGTCAGATGTAGTAATCACTCTGATTGATGCGTGGGTGTATCACCCTGAGCAATGGCCGCCAGCAATGCGCTGGGTTCCGTGGTTCCCGGTGGATAGTGAACCCGCCGCCCCTCCCGTTATCCGCGCAGTGACGCAAGCCTATCAGCGTATTGTGTACTCGAAGTTTGCCGTCAAGATGATGAATGACGCAGGCATTGACGTTCACTACGTACCGCACGGGGTAGATACCAAAGTCTTTCGCCCCCTCCCCCAGGCTGCCAGCCGTGACGCGGTTCACTTCCCGCAAGATAAGTTTATCGTTGGGATTGTGGGCGCTAACAAAGGATCGCCGCCCCGTAAGGCATGGCCTGAGATGCTTACCGCCTTCGCTGAGTTTCACCGCAAGCATAAAGATACCGTGCTTTACTTACACACCAATCCGACACAGAGCAACGGCGGCGTAAACCTGTTCGAGTTCATTGACCAGGTAGGGTTGAAAGCTGGAACGGACGTTCTAATCAGCGACCCCTATATGGCGACCATGATTGGCGGGGTAGGCGATGGACAGATGGCGACGCTATACAGCGCCCTTGACGTTCACCTGCTGGCCTCAAGCGGTGAGGGGTTTGGAATCCCGATTGTAGAGGCGCAGGCGTGCGGCTGCCCGGTGATTGTGGGCGACTGGACAAGTATGCCTGAGTTGTGTTTCAGCGGGTGGAAGATACCGAAATCAGAGGCACACCCGTTCTATCTCCCGCTTGGGACATATCAGTTTTACCCACGTGTGGGCGCTATCGTTGACGCATTAGAAGCCGCCTACCGGATGAAGGGTAACGAGGACTATCGGGAACGGGCGCGCAAGGGGGCGCTGGCCTATGACGCGGACAAGGTGACTGAGAAATACTGGAAGCCCGTCTTAGAGAAGATCGCCGCCAAGATCGAAGGGACGCACACCGCCCCGGCTCCGGCGCATACGCATAGCTGGTTACTAACTGGACTGTTCAATCCAGATGGCAGTATCAGTATGCCTTGTGTTGCGTGCGGGGCTGAATTGATCGAACATCGCAGCGGAAACCAGAAGGTAGTAGAAGGCGGGTTTGCCAATAAGACCGGGCTAACCTTCACAGAACCGGACGGGATAGAGTGGATCATCTTGCGTGAGATCGAGCGTGATTATCACCTGGATAACCTGGAGCTTGACGAAAACTCCCGCGTTCTGGACATCGGCGCGCATGTCGGGATCGTGAGCATGTATCTTGCGAAAACCTACGGGTGCAAGGTGCAAGCCTACGAACCGAACCCAAACAACTACAAGCGGCTGGTTGCCAACCTGAAAGCAAACGGGCTTGACCGGCTGGTGACGGCGCATAACTTAGCGGTAACGGGTGACGGGCGCGACGTGGTTATCAGCGAAGCGAACCCAGGCGGTAACAGCGGCGGCCACACCATCTACGGCACGAATGGCGTGACGGTTGGCTCCACTACGCTCAAAGCGATGTTAGACGGCGCGCCGGTTGACTTACTCAAGATTGACTGTGAAGGCGCGGAGTTCGAGATATTGGCAGACGTTGAAAGCCTGAAACAGGTCAAGGCAATCCGCGGCGAGTTTCACGCCGTCAATGGGGATGTGGACGCATTAGCGCAAGCTGTCAAAGCGATTGTACCGGATACACTGGTATCGTTTCAGGGGTGGGCAAGATGATAACCATTATCACCCCCTGGCTCAACCATCCCGAATTGATAACCACCTACGAGGCAGCGGTACAGGGCGCGCAAGTCATTATCGTTGACAACGGCAGCGACGAAGCGAGCGCGAAGGCCATCCGCGAAATGGTAGAACGCTTGAAGGGTATCTACATCCGAAATGCCGCTAACAAGGGGTATGCCGCGGCCAATAACCAGGGCTTAGAGGCGGCGACGGGGGAAGTCACCATCTTTCTCAATAACGATATAACCGCCTCCCCTGGCTGGTTGATCGGCATACCAGAGCTACCCGCGGGCGCATTGTACGGTACTTCGTTCATCATCCGCTATGTTGACGGCGTTTGCATACCCTACCTTGAAGGCTGGTGTCTTATCGGACACACAAGCGACTTTCGCAAGATCGGCGGCTGGGCGCAAGATTGGGATGGATTGTATTGGGAAGATAACGAACTGTGCTGGCGGGCGACGCGGGCAGGTTTGAGTTTGCGCCCTATCGGGATACCTATTCAGCACATGAATAACTACACATCAAAGGACACCCCCGGCGCGTATGACCGGAGCGATGCAAACCGTGAGCGTTTTTATGAGATTGTGAGGCGTGACCGTGCGAATAGTAACCGGGTGTAATGAGCCCTACTTCCAGCGCATGACCCCATACCTGAACAGCCTGCGCCGATTTGCAGACTTCCCGGTGACGTTTGTTGGCGTGGAGTTCACCCCGCCCGACCTGGGCGATATTGAGACTATCAGCATGACGGCAGAACAGAACTACGGCGCGCCGCCACAAACGAAGTGTATCCAGCATGGGTCATTCGCCAGTCTCATTCCGGGCGACGATAGCGAAGTGTTGATCTACACAGACGGCGACTTTGTCATGCAGCGCCAGTTGAGAGACGATGAGCGCAAGCTATTACAGCTCGAAGATTACGCAGCGGTCACAAGCTGGAACGGCGGCGAGCATGAGACGCTTGAGATAGAGGCCGGACGGCTGGGGATGCGAACCAGCATGGACGACCTGATAGCCGCTTATGGCAGGTGCATCAAGCTACGCAAGATTTACAACATCGGCTTCCTGGCAATGACACGGGTAAGCTGGATCGAGTTACACAAGGCTTATCTGCGCGAGTGGGAGCGGGTTGGGCGCTACTTCTCGCACATGGCACGGCAACAATGGCTTGTTAGTTACCTGCTGAAACAGTTGGATTATGACATCAAGATTGCCCCTTGGAGCCTGCACGCGCACGGGCATTTCGGATTAAAGCCTGGAATGACGCGCGGCGCGGATGGACAGATATATCACAACGGGAGGCTGGCGGCGTTTCGCCACTACTTGTAATGTTTGATTATCTTGTGGTTGGGGCTGGATTATACGGAGCGACGGCGGCGCGCATCCTTGCGGACATGGGGCGCAAGGTGCTGATTATCGAGAAGCGCAATCGCGTTGCCGGAAACTGCTATGACGTGGTTTTGAATGGGGTTTTAGTCGGAGAGCATGGCGGGCATATCTTTCACACAAACGCCCTGCATATCTGGAAATTTGTCAACAAGTATGCTGAATGGAAGCCTTACGAACACCGCGTAAAAGCCAATGCAGGCGGGATTGTGTACAGTTTCCCACCCAACCGATTGACGGCGCAGCAGTTGGGTATCAGTCTGCATGACGACGACGCAGAGCAGGTGTTACGGCGCAAGTTCTTCATAGGCTATTCCGAGAAGCAATGGGGCCGCCCCTACCATGAGATACCCGCCTCGATCATCAAGCGCATACCGATACGGGATAGTTATGATGACAGGTATTTCGCAGATCGTTATCAGGGCGTGCCAGTCAACGGCTACACAGAGTTTATCGAAACCATGCTGGACGGGCTACCCGTCGAGATGAACACCGATTACCTGAAAGACCGCCACTATTGGGATCGCAAAGCAAGACAGGTGATCTACACGGGCGCATTAGATCAACTGTTCGATTATTCGCTAGGAAAGCTTGAATATCGCAGCCTGACGCACGTCACGCGGATTATGGCGCATGACACAGTTGGAGCAGCGACCATGAATTACTGTGATAAGGATGTGCCTTACACCCGGATTATGTCATGGCGACACATTGGTTATCAGGACGGGGAGGCGTGGCCGATAACGTGGGAATATCCGGCGGATGAGGGTGAACCCTACTACCCAATCCCGACGGTTAGCAACCTGGAATTGCACAGGGAATATGAGGCGTTACTGCGTTACCAGTCGCCCTATGTACACGCGGGCGGGCGGTTGGGAATGTACCAATATTTGAATATGGATCAAGCGATTGGCGCGGCCATGACGCTTGTTAGTAAGTTATTGAAGGAGTAGAAACAATGGCAAAATATACACAAGTTGGCGGCGAGATGGTTCCGTATCGCTCCACGCATTTAGGCGGTACAGCCTGTGCATGTGGCACAGCGTCCACGGCGGTAAATGTTCCATCGGGAGCAAACAGCGCATTCATCCATGCCGCTGGTGGGGTAGTTTACTGGAACGTAACCGGGGATAGCGCCGGAACAACCAGCGCCGGATACGTTGCTAAAGACCAGGTTGGCTACATTCCCCCGATTGACAATATGGGAACGGTGTTTTACGTGGCTGGTGAAGCGGCAACTGTGGCGCACATAGAGTTTTACCAGGACTAACCCGGAAGGGGTGAATTATGGCGCGTTCAACGATGGCGACTATGATCG